ACAGGAGTAGATAAGTATTCCGATAAGGCTGACTATAATATGGATTTTATGAGTTGGTCTAAAGCAAGACATATGAATTTTGATGTTGTGTTTTGTTCTCATGTCATCGAACATCAAAGAAATGTTGGTGAGTTTTTAGATAGAATTTATGATGTACTCAGTGATGATGGTGTATTGATTATCAGTGCTCCTAAAGAAGATCGTAATTTAATAGAAGGTCATTTAAATAGCTTTATCTTTCCATTATTTTTACAACAAATGATACACGCTGGTTTTGATTGTAAGAATGGAAAATTTTTAAGTACTATAGAAAATTCTTTTATTGTATCTAAGGCTGATAATTTTGATACTACTGAAAGATTAGAAAATGGATATCAATGGACAGAGAAACATCAGAATAGAAGTCCTATTGAATTAAAGAGTTCATCTGTTGATATTTTGTTTCATAATTGTCAACATATTCAGACAAACCTTACGTTGAAATTACCTAAGAATTATTGGTCGTATGGTATGATTATAAACTTGGATAGACATGGATTAAAATTCCACACCTAATGACAAATCATAACTGGCTTTAATAGCACAGTTCCAACATCTAATATCACATTCACCTATAAGTCTGCTTATTTCTTCTTGGACTTTATGTTTCTTGCCGTGTCTTAAATTAAGGCTTCTAATTTTTCTGTGATGGGGGTAAAACATTAAAGCTACTTGCTCACTCTCTCCGCAGTATTGACAACTCTTATTAACGAATCTATGGAGGAGAGAATTTCTCCTACCATTGCGTCCATCTTTTTTTGGTTCTACTAACATGATTGTGCATCTCTTTTTTATATTTATTTATAAGTAATGCACACCTATGTTAGTTGAAGAACTACAATTTTATAAATAATCTAAGAAAGAATTGAAAGAATTTATATTATACTGAATAAAGTTAATGCAAAGGGAGACTGTCCTGGGAGCATTAAAAACCTTTAGGGGAGAAGAAAAATGGGTGATTTAATTTCGCCGGGTGTACAAGTAAAAGAAAAAGATTTAACCGCTTCCGTACGAAGTGAGCCGACTAGTATTGGTGCTACCGCTATTACTGCATCATGGGGTCCAATGAATGAAGTTGTTACTGTTAATGACGAAACCCAACTAGTAGATATTTTCGGTAAGCCTGATGATGGTAACTTTGAGTATTGGTTTACGGCTGCTAACTTTTTAGCTTACACAAACACTCTAAGATTAGTAAGGATGCAGCAGACAGGTTCTTTGAACGCTGGTGTTTCTGCTGGTGTTCTTATTCCAAATACTACATCATGGTTGGTAGGTGATGGTACAAATGGACCGTTTAGTGGTGGTCTAGGTTCTGTAGGACACACTGCTGCTCGATATCCTGGTGCAAGAGGAAACAGTATTAAGGTTTCCTATTGTTGGGATGCTGATGGTTATAATGAAAATGCTGTAACAACTACAGCTGTAGATACAGCTGCTGGTGTAGCGATAGTTACTGTTGTTGCTGGTAATACTATAAATGTTAATGACATTGTTAGCTTTGGTGGTACTACAGGTAATGCAACAAATGTTGCAACAGAGGAGGCAGAAAAAGGTCAGCTGTATAAAGTACTGGCTATTAACACTAACGCCCTTACCATAGAAAGATATCCAGCATCTAATGCAGTTGGCTTGAGAAGTGCTCTTAATGGTAATACAGCTGGTATAGAAGTTAATAGATGGTGGCAATATTTTGATCAGTTTGATGGTGCTCCTGGCACATCAACTTGGTTAAGTGATATTCAAAAAGATCGAGTTACTGGTACTGGTCAAGATGAACTTCATGCTATCGTAGTTGATGCTGATGGTCTACTTACAGGTACTGCTAATACAATACTTGAGAAGTTTGAAGGTGTGTCAAAATTGAAAGGTGCTGTAACCGATAGTGGTGATAATAACTATTATCTTGATGTTTTATATCTTACATCTGAGTGGATTTATTGGATGGATTTTCCAGCTGGTGCGAGTAACTGGGGTTCAGAAGCTACTGCTGTTGTAACCTGTGCTACTGCAACAACAAGTCCGCAAAGTGCTACATTAGCTAGTGGTGCGCCTGCTACAAGTATTGCGCCTACAGATGGTCAACGCTCAGATGCATTTGATCGTTTTGAAGATCCTGATTATGTAGATTTTAATCTGCTGATGACGGGTCCTGCTTCTGTTGATGGTGCAACTTCAACAACTTTGGCTATCAATAATATTGATATCGTTGAAAAACGTAAAGATTCTGTAGTGTTTATTTCACCGTATAAACAAGCTGTTGTTAATGTGGCGAATGGATATAAACAGACACAAAATGTTAAGACATACTTTGATTCATTACCAAGTTCATCTTATGCAGTATTTGATAGTGGTTACAAAAAGATGTATGACAAGTATAATGATGTTTTCCGTTGGGTACCTCTTAACGCTGATATCGCTGGTAGCTGTGCTAGAACCGATGCGGTTGAAGATCCGTGGTGGTCGCCTGCTGGTTTGAGTCGTGGTCAGATTCGTGGTTCTATTGAACTTGCGTTGAATCCAACTCAGGGTGAACGTGACATCCTTTATCGTGCTCGTATTAATCCTGTTGTTACATTTGCAGGGGAAGGTACAGTACTTTGGGGTGACAAGACTGCTCTGGCTCAGAATAGTGCTTTTAGTCGCATTAATGTTCGTAGATTGTTTATCGCAATCGAAGAAGCAATTGCGAAAGCTTCTCGCACAGTTCTGTTTGAGTTCAACGATACGTTCACAAGAGAACAATTCTTGGGTATGGTAAATCCGTACATGAGAGATGTGCAGGCTCGTCGTGGTGTGACGGACTTCTTAGTTGTGTGTGATGAATCCAATAATCCTGGACAAGTCATAGACAACAATGAGTTCCGTGCAGACATCTATGTGAAGCCCGCACGTTCAATTAACTTCATTACTCTTACATTTGTTGCTACACGCACCGATGTAAACTTCAGTGAAGTGGTTGGAAGAGCTTAATATAATAAGGAGATAAAATACAATGCCAAGTTTAAGTGGTTTTACAAGTGCTCTACATGGTGGTGGTGCTCGAGCTAACCAATTTCAAGTAACACTGTCAGGCACAGGTGCATCAAGTATGCCCAACAATTTTCATTTCTTGTGTCGTTCTGCTCAGATTCCAGCCTTGACTATCGGTGAGGTAGCAGTACCTTATCGTGGTCGCACGATTTATCTGGCTGGTGATAGAACATACGATGCATGGACTGTTACAATTTATAATGATCGAGCTTATAGTGTCCGTTCTGTTTTAGAGAATTGGATGGATGATATGTCCGATATAGGTGGTACGAGTAAGTCTAATACGCTTTCTTCTGCTGCATACTATGGCCAAGCTCAAGTAATGCAATTGGATCGTTCAAATAATCCAATTAGAGTTTATATGTTACATGGTCTATGGCCGACCACATTAGATGCAATTGATCTGTCGTATGATGCCAATGATGCTGTAGAAGAATTTGGTGCTACATTCAGATTTAATTGGCTGTCAATTGGTGGTTTTGGTAATGCTGGTGAGTCAGGAGGTCGTACTAACTCATCGACAGCTGGTGATCAATATCCAGCAGAAGGTGGTGGTGCAGCTGAGGCTTTTACATAAGATAAGTTTTGATTCGTGATTATGCTGGTTTTCAATCAGTATAAATAGTTATACTATGGCAGAATTATTTGGATGGGAAGTAAAGAAGAAGGAGGGCGACAAGGCCAAAAGCTTTGTCGCTCCTTCGGACGAAGAAGGCACACTAGATATTGCTGGTGGTGCCGGTTTCTTTGGGCAGTACTTATCTTATGATAAGTCTGCTCGTAATGATTATGAATTGGTACGCAAGTACCGACAAACCTCAGAAAACCCTGAGTGCGACCAAGCGATAGAAGATATTATCAATGAAGCCATTACGGCTGATGAAACTGATATCTCTGTTGCAGTCAATCTCGATTGGGTTCCTCTCTCTATGTCTATCAAGAAAAAGATAGACGAAGAATTTAAAGAAGTTCTTACACTCCTTCAGTGGAAAAAGAAAGGACACGATATCTTTAGACGGTGGTATATTGATGGTAGAATATTCTATCATAAATTGATTGATGAAAAATCACCACGCAAAGGTATATCGGAAGTTCGTTATGTCGATCCTAAATTTATTAAGAAGATTAGAGAAGTTGAAAAGGAAAAAGGACCGGGTGGTGTAGAAATAATTAAGGATGTAAAGGAGTGGTACATCTACAATGAAGCTGGTGTATATCCTTCTCTACCTGCAATTGGGGGTTCCTCAAATAGTCAAGCTCAGGGTTTAAGAATATCGCCTGATGCTATTGCATATGTTCCGTCCGGGCTATACAATCCCACAACGAATCAAGTTTATTCTTTATTGCAGAAGGCAATTAAGCCTACTAACCAATTGAGAATGATCGAAGATGCGGTGGTTATCTATCGTATTGCTCGTGCTCCAGAAAGACGTATCTTTTACATTGACGTTGGTAATCTCCCCAAACCAAAAGCAGAGGCATACATGAAAGATGTTATGTCACGCTATAGAAATAAAGTTGTTTATGATTCTAATACTGGTGAGGTAATGGATGATAGAAACCAAATGTCAATGCTTGAAGATTTCTGGTTGCCTCGTCGTGAAGGGGGTAGAGGCACAGATGTAAGTACGTTGTCTGGTGGACAGAATCTTGGTGAGCTGGAAGATATCAAATACTTCCAGAAGAAACTTTATAAGTCTCTCAACATTCCTATCTCTCGTTTAGAATCAGAGGGTGGTTTTAATATGGGTAAATCTACTGAGATTACCCGAGATGAAATTAAGTTTAGTAAGTTCATTCAACGTCTGCGTAAGAAGTTTTCAGAACTGTTCCAAGATATGCTCAAAACTCAATTAGTTTTGAAAGGTATATTGAAGCCTGAAGATTGGGACCATATTAAAGAATATATGGTTTATGATTTCAAAGATGATAACCATTTTCAAGAGCTAAAAGAAATTGAAATTCTTAATGAAAGAATGACAGCATTACAGGCTATTAATGATTATGTTGGAGTATATTATTCTGTTGAATATGTCCGACGTTATGTATTGCGTCAGTCAGATACAGAGATTGAAGAAATTGATAAACAGATTGAACAAGAAAAGAAAGATGATATTATGGGCGATGATGCTGGATTACAACCGGGTATGGCAGTTGGTACTAATATACCAGAACCAGAGGCCCCTCCGATGAATGGTAATGGTGCGTTGGTGCCGGGTGGTGTGGAAGGTCAAGCTGACGCAGACCAAGAATATTCAGGTCCAGAGACTGCGTAAATTATAAATATTAGAGGAATATACAATGGATAAGAATCTTAAAAAGATGATTGATAATGTTGCCGACGGTGATATGGCTGCCGCTGGTGATGCATTTAATGCTGCAGCTGATGCACGAAGGCAAGATGCATGGAAACAAGCCAAAACCGATTATGCTCAGAGAGCTTTTAAAGAAATTGATCTGGGTCAAGAAACTTCTGGAGTAGATACGGGCATTACAGGTGACCCAGCCGAAGTACAAGAGGAATAACTATGAAACTTATATCTGAATCAATTGAAGATGTCGATTATCTTATAGAAGATGATGAGGGAAAGAAGAATTATAAAATTCGTGGTCCCTTTTTACAAGCCGAGATTAAAAATAGAAATGGTCGCATCTATCCGATGGGCATTTTAGAGAAAGAAGTAAACAGATATAATAAAGAATATATCCAGAAGAACAGGGCGTTTGGTGAACTCGGTCACCCCGACGGTCCTACTGTAAACCTGGAGAGAGTATCACATATGATTACTTCTTTGCACCCCGATGGTACTAATTTCCTGGGGGAAGCTAAGGTCCTAGATACTCCGTATGGTAAAATTGTAAAGAATCTCATAGACGAAGGTGCCAAGTTAGGGGTTTCGTCCCGAGGTATGGGGTCGCTCGCACAACAGCGTGGGGCCCATGTAGTAAAAGATGATTTTTATCTTGCTACTGCTGCTGATATAGTCGCAGATCCGTCTGCCCCCAATGCTTTCGTAGAAGGTATCATGGAAGGCAAAGAGTGGGTATGGGATAATGGTGCAGTTAAAGAGATGGATATTGACGCTTATAAGAGAGAATTGGACAGGAAATACAAATTTGCGCAGGCTAGAGAAGAAAAGGCTGTGGAAATCTTTGAAGATTTCATGTCTAAATTTTGAATATTATAAATAACTTATATGTACATTAAAAACAGGGAGTATTCCAAATGACGGATATTAACACTGAACTAGAGAGAATTGCCGATGAAACATTGGGCAACCCTCTAGAGGAAGCACAGGGTAGCCTAGATAGTAAAGGTGACCCACGGGCTCCAATGAAAGGTGCCGCACCTTCCCAGAAAGAAGCCAAAATTGCTGGCGGAACTCCGGGTGGTGAGACACAAGACATGGGACCTGCTGTTGTTTCTCCAGAAGCTAAATCTGATCCAGGTGATGCCGCTACTAAAAGGGCGAAAA